AAAAAGATCAACTTAATAGAAAAGAGCAAGAGTTAGCAGAACTCTGTGCAGGTTTCATTTATCTACATAATATATGTGAGGATAGACAATTTTTAGACGAACCCGACAACGAATTATTTGAAGAAGTAACAATACACTAAATGATAGACATTTCAAGAAAGGATATTTTATCCGATTCTCTTATGCAATTTCCTGATGAAAGATTCATCAAATTGCCCATCGAAGGATACCTAGATTTACTAGGTATAGAACCGAACTCATCTCAAACAGGTATTATAAATGGACTTAACAATCCTAAATACCGTTTTATGTGTGCTGCAGTCTCAAGACGACAAGGCAAAACATATATCGCAAACATACTAGGTCAATTAGTCTCTCTAGTACCTAATTCACACATACTTCTTATGTCGCCTAACTACTCGCTTTCTCAAATTTCTTTTGATTTACAAAGACAATTAATTAAACACTTTGATTTAGAAGTGATTCGTGATAATGCAAAAGACAAAGTAATCGAACTATCTAACAATTCTACTATAAGAATGGGTTCTGTAAATCAAGTAGATTCAGTTGTTGGTCGATCTTACGATTTAATTATTTTTGATGAAGCTGCTTTGGTAGATGGCAAAGACGCCTTCAATATAGCACTAAGACCTACACTAGATAAAGAGAATTCAAAAGCATTATTTATATCTACACCTCGTGGTAGAAATAATTGGTTTGCTGAATTTTTCTATCGAGGATTCTCAGACGAGTTTCCAGAGTGGGCATCATTAAGAGCAACGTATCACGAGAATCCTAGATTATCAGAAAGCGATATAGCAGAGGCACAGAAAACAATGTCAGAAGCTGAGTTCAATCAAGAATACATGGCAGACTTCAACGTGTTTGAAGGACAGATATGGGCTTTTGACCACGAAAAATGCATAGAAGATTTATCAGAACTCGAACTAAAACGTATGGATATCTTTGCAGGAATGGACGTTGGTTATCGAGATCCAACTGCATTTGTTGTTATTGCATATGATTGGGACACACAGAAATATTTTGTACTCGATGAATACTTAGACTCAGAAAGAACAACTGAACAACACGCAACAGAAATATCAAAACTAATTGAAAAGTGGAATATAGATTATATTTACATAGATTCTGCTGCACAACAAACTCGTTTTGACTTTGCTCAGAACTATGGAATTAGTACTTTAAATGCCAAAAAATCAGTGCTAGATGGGATTGGACATGTTGCAGCGATAGTAGATAATGATAAATTAATTGTCGAAGGAAAATGTAACGAAACACTTTGGGCTCTTGATCAATACCAATGGGATCCAAATCCAAACTTATTAAGAGAAAAACCCAAGCATAATGCTGCATCTCACATGTCTGATGCTTTACGATATGCTTTGTACTCGTTTGAGACAAGTATGACATCGTTCTAACGACACCTAGAAAAAATAATGCTTGACTTTAACTCAAACTTCTGCTACAATTAGAACATAAGAATTGAAATGACACTAAAAAGAGATTTAGTTAAATACGTAAGGGATAAAGCAAAATCTAAGTTTAAAAAAGAGTCTGCCTGTTATATATGCGGATCTGATCACAAACTAGATTTTCATCATTACTACGGCTTAACAGAGTTATTAGATAAATGGATAAAAGATAATAAATACGAAATCCATAATGAAGACGACATTTTAAATCTAAGAGAAAAGTTTATAGAAGAGTTTGAAGACGAAATCTATAATCAAACAGTCACACTTTGCCATGTACATCATTTAAGACTACATTCAATTTATGGCAAACGACCACAATTAATAACCGCTGAAAAACAGCAAAGATGGGTAAGTAAACAAAGAGACAAATATGGCATGGTATGATTTTCTATTAGGTAGAAATACTAAAAAAGAAGAAAAATTAAATCCTTCTCAATACGTAATTTCAAGAAATGAAGGACTAACAGTAGATAGTCGTGAGAATATCACGAGCTATAAAAATGCTTACGAGCAGTTAGAAGTAGTTAATAGAGCTGTCAATATGATAGTCGATGATTGCTCTGATATCCCATTTTTAGTACAAGAACAACTACAAGGCACTTCACCTATATTCAAAAATGTAAGAAAGACAAGAGTAGATCTTCTACTCAATAAAGAACCAAATCCGTTTCAAGATATTAGCACATTCAAAAGAAATATACTAGTCGATTTAATTATTGATGGTAATATTTTTGTTTACTTTGATGGCATACATATGTATCATCTACCAGCAGATAAGATGAGAATTGAAACTGATGAAGATACTTATATAAGTAAGTATATATTTGATAACAGTATTGATTATTCAGTAAATGAAATAATCCATATCAAAGAAAATAGTTTTCATTCTATTTATAGAGGAGTTCCAAGATTGAAACCTGCTCATAGAACTATGCAATTGCTTAGTAATATGAGAAACTTTCAAGATAACTTTTTTAAGAATGGAGCAGTTCCAGGTTTAGTACTAAAAAGTCCTAATACTCTTTCTGAGAAAATAAAAGAAAGAATGTTACAGGCTTGGGTCGCTAGATACAATCCAAATACTGGAGGTCGCAGACCTTTATTTTTAGATGGTGGATTAGAAGTTGAAAACTTAACAGAAGTTAATTTTAAAGAATTAGATTTTCAAGAGGCAATTAAGTCTAATGAGAGAATCATTCTTGAGGCGTTAGGAGTTCCACCTATTCTTATGGATAGTGGTAATAATGCAAATATAAGACCAAATCAGAGAATGTATTATTTAGAAACTATACTACCTATAGTTAAGAAAATAATGAAAGGATTTGAAAGATTTTTCGGTTTTAGATTAGTAGAAGATGTAACAAATGTTCCGTCACTACAACCAGAACTGAGAGATCAAGCAGCATACTATGCTTCTTTGGTTAATACAGGTATTATGACACCTAATGAAGCTAGGGAGAAGTTAAATCTTGAAAAAGTTGAAGGATTTGATACACCAAGAGTTCCTGCAAATATCGCAGGTAGTGCCGCAAACCCAATCGAGGGTGGTAGGCCAACAGAAGATGAGGAAGAATAAATATGAACAGAATGAAAATGATAAATCAATTAGGCGAGTATTTTACCAAAAAAGGTAAATATCTTGAACTAAATGAGTATAATTTAGAATCGGATACTCCAATGAGGTCGGTTCAAGTAAAGAGAGTTTTTAACTCTTGGAGTAGAATGATGACTATGGTAAAAAACTATTACCCAAATGTTGGAGTTGTAGTTAAAAAAGTAACCCCTAAGGTTGCTCCAAAGAAATCAACTACTAAAAAGGTGAAGAAAGATGTCTAATAAGATTTTTCACTGGACAAATACTTTTAAATCATTAGGTGAACAACCTGATGGGAGTATTGAAATAAAAGGACTAGCAAGCACTAACACACAAGATAGAGCAGGTGATGTTATTGAGGTTGAAGCATGGACAAAAGGTGGAGTAGATAATTATTTACAAAATCCTATTGTTCTATATAATCACAATCATGACCAACCTATCGGAAGAGCGAAGGCTGTTAGGACTGTAGATAACGGTTTAGAGTTCACTGCTAAAATATCAAAAGCAGCTGGACAAATTACTGATTTAATTAAAGACGGTGTTCTTGGAGCATTTTCTGTAGGTTTCCGTGTGAAAGATGCAGATCATATTCCTGACACTGGTGGATTAAGAATCAAAGATGCTGAACTTTTCGAAGTTTCTGTAGTATCAGTACCTTGCAATCAGGGAGCTATGTTCTCTCTTGCAAAAAGTTTTGATAATATGGCAGACTATGAAGAGTTTAAGAAATCTTTTATAGAGACTAACTCAGCAGACTCAGTTAAAACTGAAGAAGTTGGGCAGTCTAAAGTGGCGCAAGCCAACATTAAGGAGAATCGCATGAGCGAAGAAATGAAAGCTCCTGAGGGCTTTAACCTTGACGCTTTTGCTAAAGAAGTAGCTGAAAAAGCAGCTACTAAATTAGCAATGCAACAAGCTGAAACTAAAGCAGCTGAAGAGAAAGCAGCTAAGGAAGCTGCTGTAAAGGCTGCTCAAGTAGAAGCTGAGAAAACAGCGGAAGTTGAAGCACAACAGGAAATAGAAAAGAAAGTTGTTATATCAGCACTATCAGGTGCAGAACAACTAATGAGTGACGTTGAGAAAAGATTTAACGAGAAGAACGAAGAATTAGGTTCAATCGTTGGTGAACTTCAAAAAGAACTCAAAGAAAAATCAGAAGAAATTCAACACATCAGAGAATCTAAGAGAGTTTTCTCAAATAGAGGAAATGATGCAGATTGGAAAAAATCTTTTGAAAATGAAATATTAGATGCAAAATTTGCTGGTCTAGCGACTGGTAAAGGTTGGAACAATAACCATGCAAAAAGTGTAATGGAGAAAGTTAATCAACATTCAACAGTTGAAGTTTCTTCAGCAGACTTTGAGCAAGTTGTTTCAGCAAACATCGAAAGAGATATTCAGAATGAATTAGTATTAGCACCTCTATTTAGAGAAATACAAATGAGTTCTGCAAATCAAATTTTACCTATCTTACCAGATGCAGGTTATGCTGAATTTACAACAGCCGTAACAGGTAGTGGTACAGCACCATATGGTAACTTAGAAGAAAGAGCTGATAACAGTGCAGCACCTTTTACAGGTATTCAAATGCAAGAAAGAACTTTATCAACAAACAAGTTGATTTCAAAAACTTTCTTAGGAAATGAAACTGAAGAAGATGCAATTATTCCAATATTACCTTTAATCAGAGAATCTATGGTTAGATCTCACGCAAGGGGTATTGAAAATGCTATCTTATTAGGTAACGATTCAGGAGGCCAATATACTTCAGGTATATTTGATGGTCTATTGAAAATGGCAGAAGCTGACAGTCATCACACAGATGACGTAGGTGCAGGTTCACCAGCAGCGTTCGGAGCAACTGATGCAGTTTTAGCTTCAGACCTATTAGGTATGAGAAAGAATATGGGTAAATATGGTGTCAATCCATCAGACGTAGTTTATATAGTATCACAAGATGCATATTATAATCTATTAGAAGATGCTGAGTTCCAAGATGTCAATCTAGTTGGCGATCTTTCAACAAAGCTATCTGGTGAAATTGGTCAAGTATTTGGATCAAGAGTTATTCTCTGTGATGAGTTTGTAGCAAAAGCACACTCTCAATACGCAGCTGTAGCTGTTTATACCAGAAACTATGTAATGCCGAGATTAAGAGGTGTTACAATCGAATCTGATTACGATGTCGAGAATCAAAGAAGAGTACTTGTGGCTTCACAAAGACTTGGATTTACTGATGTCATTTCAGGAGCAACATCAAAATGGGGCTTTAAATACGACGCTAGTTAATTAGCATAGAAAGGCTTGAGGGGAGCCTATCCCCTCACTTATTCAATTATGGCAGATTTAATAACAGTACAAGAATACAAAGATGCAGAGGGCATAAGAGGCGATAACAATGATGATCGTCTTACTATACTCGTGCCTCAAATCTCTGACCTTGCAAAAAAATATTGTGGAACGAGTTTTGTAGATTTCTACTCTTCTGCAAAAACAGAGACTTTTAATATTAGTGATAATATAACATCAGTAGTAGTAATGAGCGAAACACCGCTAAATTCGGTAACATCAGTTAAAGAACGTGATAACCCGAGTACAGACTATGTAACACTTACTAACAATACGGATTATTATATAGACACAGCAAGTGATTCAATTTTTAGATTGGATTCTAGCGGTAATAGAAAAGCTTTTAAATCAGGATTTGGCTCAGTGCAAGTTATATATACGGCAGGATATTCAACAGCACCCAAAGACCTGGAATTAGCAGTTTTTGATTTAATTACTTATTATTTGAAAGATGAGCACAAGCAGCGAAGAACTCTTGGTGGAGCAAGTATACAAAACCAAGGCACTGCAGGCTTAAGAACAAGTACTGATTTTCCTGACCATATCAAACGAGTACTTGATCTTTATCGAGTAGTCATCTAATGGCAGCAAAAAATATTATAAAAATCTTACAAACAAGATTAAAAAAACTAATAAAAGATTTATATGAATCACAAAATCAATCTCATAGACATTATGTGATTTATAGAAAAGCACATATGGTTTTATTAATAAAAAATGCCATAATAAAAATTATAAATAGTGACGCAAGATTTTCAGGAGCAACACTTCCTAAAAATGCAGATAATATAATAGGTAATGTATATAGCAGTTATATGACAACAGGAAATATTGTAAAAGCATATTCAAGTTATGGTTTTAAACAGGGTAGTGAAGGAAAAGGTAAACGTTTTTATTTTGCTAAAGGTTTTGCTAAAGGAGATAATATAAAAATATTTTTTCCTACTCCAGAATCGAGAGCTATGGCAAAAATGACAAGACAACAAAAAAGACAACCTTTGCCTAATATATATGATAATGTAGTATCTAAGAAAGGGCCAAATAATGATTTACTAAGTAATTTAATACAAAAATCTTTAATACAAGTACTAGATTTAAAAAGTACTAAAAGAGGAAGAGGAAATTCCGTAACATTACCAGACGGCTCATCAATAGGAGCTTCTAAATTAAAACCTGGAACAACTCCAAATGCTAGAAAGCTTCATGGAGGAGATACTACAAAAGCAGGCTATACTTTCGATTCTGTTATTGGAGAAGAAAATCCGGAAGGAACTACAGCAAGAACAGTAGATGCAATAGAAGAACTAAAAAAGATAGATTTAAATTCTATAGAGAAGATGGCAGGACAAACTTTAGGAGAATCTAGTTTTAATTTAGGATTTGATTTTGTACTTGATAGCTTTGATATCTTTTTTGATATAAATAGCACTACTGTAAGTGATATTGTTAAAAATAATAAAAAAGTTGATGTAGCTATAACAATAGGTGATGCAAAAATGCAAAAACTACAGCAATATGGAGATAAGCCTGGATTAGAGAAAATATATAGTCT